GGGAAGCGTAGCAATCTTAGCCTTGTTAGGTGGCAGGATGTTAGCACACTCACGTGCTGCAGCTTGACCTACCTCATCCTGATCAAACATTAGGATGATGCTGTCGTATTTACAGAGCCACTCAATGGCATTAGCCACTGCTTTCTTTGCACCTGCTGCACCATTGGGTACACTAACTACACTATACTTGTTGTCAAAAGTTTGACTAAGTGATAGCGCATCCACCTCACCCTCTACAATAGTAATCATCTTACCATTGTCACGGCACAGATGCTGACCATACAAGCCAGCTTCCTTGAGATTACCTAGTACACTGAAGTCTTTGTTAGGAAAGCGTAGCTTCTGTGCCACAATCTCGCCTTCTTTATTATAGTAAGAGGCAACCTGTACTTTCTTACCATGATAATCAGCAACACCATAGCCCCAATGCCTAGCTGTTTTCTCAGTGATCTTTCTACCACTGAAAGCCCTTGGCTCCGGCGTTAGGAAGTTGCTATGGTAGTCAGTCATCTTCACTACGTTCTGCATGTCCTCTCCTTCTGCTGGTGTGTATGTGTTGCAAGAGAAACAGTAGTGATGACCATCAGTATAGAAAGCATTGGCATCACTACTGCCACATTTTAAACAGGCTTCATGCCCAATGAGTTCACTATCGTCCACCTAATCCATTCCTCAGGGTACGTGCAGTATTCTCCAGTCCCTTTGCAATCTCTAGGATAAGATCATCGTCATACTTGATGTCATCTGACAGCATTGCATGTGCCATGTCATAGTAGCTTACATGTTCTACTAGTTCATGTTGATCTACATAGACTGACACACTCAAACCATACTCACCAAACTCAGCGTTCATGTCTACTTCTGATACCCATTCTTCCTTGATGTCTATCACACTCATTGTAACCACTCCTCTGGTATAGTGCCTTCTGCCCAGACAAAACCTTGTCGGTCTGCCCATTCACCACAAGTCATCTTAGACCCATCCTTTCTTTTCTTAGCACCTTGTATTGTAGAGTCTGCCTTTTGAAAGACAAAGCGTACATCCAAGTCAGGATACTGTGCTTTGATTGCCTTCATCTTGCGTTGGCTATCTTGTCTAAGATAACCCTTGAGTTCTACAATCATACTACCCACTGCTAAGTCAGGGATGTAGTGACGCTCCACATGGTAGGCCAGTTTCTCTGGCTCATACTTGTATGGAACGCCACGTTCATCTAGGTCTTGGATGACTCTAGCCTCAAAAGTCCCCTTCGTCATTCGCACTGTCCTTTGATACGCTAGGGATGTCATCTTCAAAGCGAGCTTCTTGGTTGTTGTCCTTGGCTACTGCTGCAGCAACGAACCCACCCTCTACTGCCTCTAGTCCACTGGTATCCATAGACTCTGCTAGGTGGATGATCTGAAGCTGCTTGAAACGTAGTGACACACCCACTGTCTTGTTACTAAGCATGACATATGGGTAAGGCTCAACCACAATCTTAACTGTAGATTTAGCAGTCACCTTTACTGGCTCAGTAATAGGTGTCACCTCAGAGTCAAAGACTACTGGCTTCTGAGTAAATGAACCACCATCCTTGAGATCAACGACAGCCTGAAGCTTCGCCTTGATTAGTGTTTCACCAGTCTCATTACCATCCATGTCTCTTGACTTGGAACCTGTTGGTACTATGGACAGGGACTCAGCGAGTTGGGTCTTCTTGTTCGCTGGAGCATCCTTGATAGCTTGATCTAGTTTCTTCTGTGCTAGGTCATCAAGATATTCACATAGTTTTTCAGCACGTTCTGGCTCTACGTTGATAGCTACGTCATACACGCCATGTGGTTTGACGAACTTTTTGTTAGGTTCAAAGGGGTTGCACCATGCAACAGTTCCTTGAATTGTAATAGTGTCCATACGATTTCTCCTGTCATTATGGATCGTTAGTCAGGCTAGAGGTACAGTTTAGAACTACGCAAAAAAGTACTGTGATTCCAGTATCTTATGTAGTTCCAAGTTACCCCTGCTTGGTGGGTGAGGAACATCCTCAGTCCCAAGTGTGACTATAGCATGTTCTCTTAGCTCAGTCAACACATCATGTTCAGTATACAACCGAACAAACTCTTGTCTTAGTACTTCCGATAGGCGTGGCATGTCAGAACTGTGTGTCCCATAGCTGTCATGTACCATCGCAAAGTCCTTGATGCCCTGCTGTTTGCAGGTATTGATAGTCTTAGTCATAGCTGCTGCATCCATAGAGTGGATGAAGTTAGGGCTAGCACCTGATGCAGTACGTCTTTTACTTACCTCATCTTCCCTATCCTTGTTGAAGATAAGCTGGATGGTGTTGCCATTGATCAAGGTAGAGATACGCTTCTTGTCCACCTCGTTGTAGTTCTGCATGACCAGCCAGTTAGTAGGTGTGATCCACTCCATGTGCTTGTTGTGTTCAGCATAGACTGCACCAACATCCTTGATGTAGTCCATGACCTGTCGTGCAGACTGGATGACACCATTGATTGACTGCCACACATGCTTGGAAAGGTAGGCAGTAGCATTGAACAAGTCATCACCAAAGATATCAGGCTCACCCTTCTCAATCCTATCTCGTATCGCTTCGTCAATGTATGTACGACAGGCGTGGATAGTACCACTGTAGGGTACAATCATCACTGGCCTTTTAGTTACACTGCGATTGATGCCAAACTCTAGTAATTTTTTTGCAAGATTTTCGCCTTGCTCTGCATCCTTCATAACAGCCTTGATGGTTTCATCTGCTACCTCAGTGTAGATATCCTGAGGCAAGTCAGCAGGTATCAGGTTAGTAGCCCTGCCACCACGCTCATCACGTAGGATAGCAGACAGGTGCTGTAGTCCATTACAACTACCATCAGCAGACACAGGTAGATGAGAGGTATACCCCCAACCATCCTTGATCAAACCTGAAAACTCAAGACACCATCCAAGAAACTGAAAGGGTTTGTCAGCATCCAGCCACCAGATATTATCATATGGGTTATCAGCTACACGTTTGATCTCGTCAGAGTTATCCCATGCCCAGCCCTCACGCTGGTCTAGTGTCACCTTGTCATTACCATACAGGTTAGCACCATGAATACACAACCAACGTGCATCATCCCAATTGTTGATAGGCTTCCCTGCCTTGAAGGTCAACAAAGACTTACTCCAGTCTGCTGCCTGTGGTGACAGGAAGGTACTGCTAGCATACTTGCGTGACCGAAAGTCATTCTGCCATACATAGTAGAACTCATCGTACTTACTGTACTGTTCAGCCACCTGCAGTGTACGCTCAACCTGTATGCGCTTACTCACTGTCCTGTTGTTGAACGTGTATATTTCATTGCGTTTCTTTGACCAGTTCTTAAACAGCTTTCTTTCTTCCTCATCCATAGCTGCTGGTTCCTTGTCAAAGGGGTAGCTAGGCAGGGGTCTGTCCTCTCTGGCTGGTAGACCACCCCACTCCTGTCCACTGTCCCACAGTGAGCGTATAATCGCCAGCAATGGCCTATTTATTGTCCATGTAGTATGCTGCAGGGTGTTGAGACAATCAAACTCTTGAGATAAGTCGCGCTGTTTCAGCTTGGTCATGTGTTCCCTCATAACTTATCCTCTCCTTACGATAGGCAGAGCGTTCAAAAACTCTGCGTGATACCCACCACCATACACACCAGTCCAGTCCTTGGGTGGTATGATACATGGTGTCCAGCGTGGGCGTGTGGTTTCCATGTGTTCGTTAAATAGTTTCACCCATTCCTCAGTGATGTCAGTAGCACGTAGGAATGTAGTAGTCTTAGTCCTTGATGTTGACAGCTTTTGTAGGCGCACGATGCCTGTATTCTGGATGATCGCATCAATCAACCTAAGTCCAACATGTATGCGTTCCTCACTAGTCCACTCGTACTCCTTGTAGCCATCCTTGTTCATCTTGTTAGTCAGGCCAAAGCGTCTGGCTGTTATGCCCTTCTCGTTAGCCTTCTTGATAGTGTTACGTGCAACGCTACCCTCTG